CATCTTTATTTAATTCTTTTAATGTGTAAACATTCATATTTATTGTCTTCATTGCAATTTCCTCCGTTATTATAGTAATTAAACTTAATTTGTATGTAATTATTAATTAGATTTTCTTTCAAAGTTTTTACAACCAAAATCAGGCTTTGTCATCAGAACAGTTTCAACTCCATAATCATCTTGTGCAAAAAGAGTAAGTTCCATGCCTGAGTGTACATTATTTGTGCTTTCACAAATACCAATATTGTTTATTTCATTTTTAATCCACCATTTGCAATCTTTGCAGTTTATGTCTTCAATATTCATGATATTCTCCTTATCCGTTTTCCTGCATATTTTTGATTTCTTCACGCAAATCTTCCATTTGATCAACAGTGTATATATACCATTCATTTATGATGTTCATAACACCCTCAAAGCCAACATTCATAGCTTCGTTGTATAAAAACTCATAATTCATTACAATTAAACTTAATTCTCTATCTGAGTATTCTGTTATATTTTCCATTTTTAATTCCTCCAAAATCTGTGATTAGGTTGCCCTTCAAGTATTTCCATATCTCTTCCTATTTCTCCTATAACTCCATCAAGGAAGATAGCTTGTCCAGAGCATGTTCTGCCCCACCATTCTTCCCCCTCAAATGAAAGGAATGCTTCCCCTTTTTCTCTAAGTTTTTCAGCAAAGTAAGGAGTGACAAGCCACCATTCTAAAACTTCAGCAGGCTCTTCTTGTTCTGCTTCTAACTCTTCAATATCCGACTCTATGTACCGAAGTTCATCCTCATACCCCTCCAGTAAACTTTCATACTTTTCTTTTAATTTTTCCTGAATAGCTTTATCATTCTCACCACGTTCCCCACGACTTTTTGCTTCCTCTATATCTTCTTCAATTCCTTCTATCCGTTCTTCAAGTTCACTTATGTTGTTTACCATTTCGTCACGAATTTCTTCTAACTCTTCTATAGCCTCAGAATGGCCCGCAAACTCATTTATAATTTCAAACTCAAAGTCATCATGAAATTCTCTTATTATACGAGTAACCAAACAATTCTGATTACACAATACTTCTCTTTCCACAAGCTTCCTAAGAACTCCCTGATTTGCACTTGAATGATAATTATGTTCCATTTTACTTCCCTCCTTCTGTATGATTATTTCTTCCAAATAACAACTTTCACAAAGTGTATCATACTTTTTAAGAACTGAATAAGGTACTTCTTCATTTCCTTTAGGTTCAAAATCTTCTGAAGAGATCCAAACTAAATCTTCAGAATCAAATGATTGTTTACATTTATCACATGTGTTTGTTTTATCCATCACTTCCCTCCTTGTTTTAATCTAGTAACCATAACACCTATTTTCATCTCATCTCCCACAATTACTTTAGCTTTATAGTATTTTATAGGAAACTTAATTTGCTTCCGTGAAGTGTAAGAACTAATAGTCATCATTAAGGATTTATAATTATCCGTAAATAAGACTATTGATTCTCCTTCATTTAAAGAATTTATAGCTTTAGTTTTCATCTCTAATCCTTTGATTAGTAAATTCAAGACCTTTATTCCAGTTCCATTTAGAACCCCAACAATGTTGCTTGTGAATCATTTTTACATGAGGCTCACACCATACATTTTTAAATAACCATTCCTGTATTCTATCTACAGATTCATCAGAAATACTGTCAGGAGTATAATCTACAGCTAAACTAACACCGCTGTAGTCTCCATGAAGGTATAAACTGCAAAACTCATGAAAATCAGGTTCATAATAGCCCAGTTCTTCCATGATAATTTCAAGTATAAGTTCAGGAGAATACTCAACCCACACATCATCTTCCATTGCATAACCTCTAATAACTCCTAAACCCAAAAAGCTGCTATCTGCTGCTGTAATTAATCTATATTGTCTCATTTTATTCTCCTCCAAAATAATGATGTACACAATCTTCAGGAAATTCTCCAAGATGATGAATAGCTAAGATACATTCTCTGCATAAATACATTTCATGTTCTTCACCAGTTTCATGCAAGTGTACAAGACAATTAAAAACATCTTTTGCAAATTCCCTGCCACAATTTTCACAATGACCGAAATTATTTTCATTATATTCTTTAATGAATAGATTATTTTCCATATCAGCACCTCAATTTGTTAAGTGAATAGTAAAGATCACCACAGGAAAACACCCTGTATCCATATCTTCATCATAATCTTCAAAAGAGTGATCTAAAATGTTTTCATAAGGTTTTATTTCCATTAGACCTAAACATTCTTTCTCCAAATTTGCCACTTCTTCCTCAAGAAGTTTTTCAATAGTGTCACCATCAAGTCCGTATTCTTTAAATGTATATTGAATATGATCTGAAAGCATGATTATTTCTTGTTTAATCCCTTCAAGAACATCACCCACAGTAGAGTTTTTATCTACAGCAATACTTAACTGCACATCTTCAGTTCCACTAAAGAACTCAGGCATCATTAAACCATGCTCAATTATTTTCATTCGATATTGATTTTCCATGACATACTCCTTTATTGTTATCAAGGAGACCATAATAGTCTCCTCTTATAGTTTTTAATTAAGATCAGTTAGTATATACACACCGTCTTTAATGTTCTTTCTTGTGTCAGCAACACCCTCACCAAGAAACTGATTTCTGTAACGACCAGTAGTTACAGAATAATCCCAGTAATGTTCATCTAGCAATATTTTACCGTCATTAGTTTTCTTAGCGATTTTAGTTCCATACGATACAAAAGTTGTACCATCTTCTTCATAAACAATTTCTTGATTTTTAGGCTCATTTCCACCAGTTGTTTGAAATCTCATAATAAATTCCTCCGTTGTTATAGGTTTTTAAACTAAAATAAAAACCATTATGTTATGTATAATAGCAATTAAACCAATACTACCTCTAGTTATTAATGCTATCTCAGTTAAACCATGTTCCTCTTCACACACATACAAAAATAAAAAGACATAAAATACAGTGAAGAGTATGTTAATTAATAACCACACACTACCCTCCATACTCAACTCCTTCCTTTATTTGATGAATAGTTACACCAAACTCATCATTGAAGAACTTTTCAACTTCACTTATTTCCAATACATCGAGTGTGTCAGCGTCTAACCACTTATCGAAACTTTCATAAATGTACACTTCCTCTTGTTTGAAAACATAAACATAATTTGTTTTTCCTTTAAGAGATTGCCAAATTAACCCCTGCTCATTAAATACAGATAAATGATGAAAGATAACAACATCGTTACCATAAGCTCTTAATCTAACAATGTATCTAGTATCATTTAGCTCCAATTTAGCTCTCTCTTTGACAGGAACATCCAAATACAGGCTTGTGCTTTCATAGTCCTTAATTAAGCCCAATGCGTTGTTAAAATGTTTGTTTTTTAATTCGATTTTTTCTACAATGTTGTTTACAGTTTCTACCACAGTGTTTCTCCTTTGTTTTTGCACCGAAGTGCTTATTCTTTTTTACCGTACCTCCTCTTTTAAGGTACAGTTTTTCTTACTCTTAAAAACAGTATAACACCTCAGTACGGCATTAAAAGGTTTTTATACGGATTTATACGGATTTCTTTGGTGAATAAATCAACTTCAAAAACTTTACCATTTGTTTCAACATTAAAAACCCTAGCTTCCGTATCAGGGTCTATAATGTATTTCAAAGCTAATTCAGCATCAAAATTAGTAGAATCCCACCAAGGATATTCTCTACCTTTATAATCTATTAAAACTATATTTACCGACATACCCCTCCCATTTGTTTATACTGTTTCATAGTACATTTCTTCTTCAAACCATTCTTTCAGATCAATCCTAAAATGTTCCCAGCATAATGCAATAGCTATATCGAAAGGAATGAAGTTATTAACACCGTTCTCAACTACAGCAGTCTTTTTTAATACCTCCCAGAAAGATAAAACATTCTCAGCCTTGCAAGGTATGCACATATCCGTATATTTATCCGCCTTTAAGTCATACAAAATAACTTTACATCCTTCATTTTCTTTTTCAATTTCCATTATCTTACAATCTCTGATCATGATCAAACCTCCGTATCTATACAAAATAATGAACCCTCAATATTTTGTAACATGTGAAAAAGATTCTCCCATTTTTCATCATACTTATGTAGAAACTCAATTTCCCATTCATCATTATTGTATTCAATACCGTTACCTTTAGTTATCATGTATTCTTCTTCACCAAGAACAAAAGCCCTGTGATCAATGAAAAAATCCACACAATCAGTTTCTGATAAAAACACACATCTAATATTTCCAAATTCATCTACCTTACCAAAAAACTTAAATTCTGACTTAAACACTTTCCAAACACCCCGATGAATTAGAATAAAGAAATCACGTCCGAACTCATAAGAGTGTAAGTGACTAAATTCACCCATAGTGATTATAATGTCTTTATTCCACACTTTAACCGTAAACCTTGAAGGTATTTCCATGTCTTTTTCTTCAAAATATCCCATTATTTGCTCATCCAGATTAATCCTGTCCTCATTCCAATTAATTTCATCTTTTGTGATAATAAATTCCATTTTACTCCCTCCAATCTTTAAAATTTTTCAAACTCAAAATTATATAAATCTTCATGCAATTCCATACTATACCCTGAGTACCCTTCCACATCTGTATGATAAACAAGACCTCCTGTCCTGTTACACATCCCAATAGGTAGATCAACGCTTAAAATAAGATCACCGTCACTATCTTTAGCCGCATGCACAATATATTCATGCTGCTCTGTTTGTTGTAAGGAGTGCAAATACACACACTCCCATTATATTCTTTATTTAAATGTTTGAATCAACCCGACTCACTTCACCACTATCAATTAGTGCGAGTATATCAAGAAATTCAACCCCAAACTTCTCATAAAACTGAACAATAAATTCCTCACGTTGATACGCAATCCCGTCAAGTGCGTACGCAATAAAGTAACCGCCCTCATGAAATATCCGATTATAACCACAATTAAACTTCCATGTTTCACACAAACCCCCTTCCCAGTTGCAAAATGTGAGCCATAACTCATCATTCTTACGAGCGTCATAAAAGAACCAGAAACCCTTCCTGAATACATTCAAATTCCCGTTATGAAATAATATGTAACTTTTATCACCATAGAATCCCCATGTCTTGTACTCAGGAGGGTAAAATAAACTGTCTCCGTAACGTATAATAACATCTCCACCCTCAACCTCTACATAGAACCATAAAGGCATATCTTTTATCCCAGCTTTAACACGATGAACATAAATACGCCCATCAACATCTATCCTATCACGCTCCCAGTTAATACTATCACCGTTAATTACAATCTTTTGATCTTTCATAAGAACCGTCTCCTTTTGTTATTGTACCACATAGGTACTTATTCTAAACCGTGCTACTCCCTGTAGCACGCACCTCTACCTCTTAAATATAGTATATAAAAAACTATACGGTATTGATACCTTTTTATTCGGATTACTTTGGTTTTCTTTGGCTGCCATTATAAAAACCATCCGAAGTTGCCAGTCCATTCTGTATTTATCTCCATCTACAAAAATAAAAACTAACCATAACCATTATAATTTTCTCCTAAAAAATAATTCTACCTAATCTATACTATTATAACACCTAAACTTATATAGACTAACCCGTAATAGAATGTAAATACAATAGAAAGAGTATAGACCGTATAAGTAGTATAGAAACATATTAAGATCATTTATATAGCCGAAGATGTTCTATTACAAAAATATACTTATATAGCCAAAGATGTTCTATTATAAAAATACACTTATACCGTAGGCGATGTACTGTATAAAAATATACTTATATAGCCAACGGGGTAGAGCCCACTCCGTTCCACACCCAAGTGACCCACCGGTCACACACCGTACAGATACCTACAGACTCCATATACACTATTCTACCACCTCAATCCATATACTGTCCCTAACCAAACACACATCTTCAAAGTCCGCTCCGAAGATCTCATAGAACTCCTCACACCATGTAAGCCACTCATAGTGTACTCCATCATTCTTTGTAAAAGAGTTGTCTTCGTTCCATTTTGCAGACACAACCGTACCACCATCTGCAATACTGATGAATTTTTCACCATTTTTAGTTATTTTTACGTTAATTTCCATGATTTTCTCCATTTCTGTTGTTTTTGTTAACCATCAATACAGATACCTACAAAGCCATATTTGATGTTGTTCAACCCATATGACCCCTAGGCGGACCGACTTTTTTGTTTGTTTTTGACCCATTTTGAGGGGCAAACCATCAATACAGACGCCTACAAGCTCCATATTGATGTTTTCAGCTTTTAAAACCCCCTCCCGAACCTCTTAATACCTGAAAAATCTTCCAGGTATTACAAGTTCCTCTTCCATATCCTCCTCATCGTTTGTATAGTTGAATACAAACCCGAGGATGTTCATAGTACTTCTGCCTCTGCTACCGAGATCAGAAGCAATCCGATAGACCCATTCATCCACACTTACTCCATTAGTCACTTTATCCTTTGTGCTATCCGCAAACCTCTCCACTTGCTGATGAAGTAGAGTGATTTCTTCCTTGTCGGTAACTATTGTTACCGACAAGGACTCCATTACTCTTCTTTCGAATGTTTCCACAAAAGGGAATAGTTTATTCAAGCTGTAAGGTGTTATGACCGTTGTTCCACATGTGTAAGTTTGCATTTTGAATCTCCTTTGTATTTATCATTGTACCGTTCAGGTACTTATTTTGTTCCGTACAGCTACCGATTAGCCGTACAGATGTCCTTTGAATAGACATAGCTCTGCCTATTCATATATACAGTGTATCAAACGTATACGGCATTAAAAGGTTTTTATTCGGTATTTTTGCAAAAATTTACGGGGTAATGGTGTGTATGTGGTTGTTATTCCGTTGGTGTACGGACAGTGGTTAAACGGTTTGTGGTGTTTATGCGGTAGTTGGTGCAGTGGAGAACGGTGTGCATATGGTGTTTGTGTGGTGTAGTTGGTTTCCAATAATCGGTGCCATAACCGTTCCAGTTTTCGGCAGCCATATGTCCCACATACTCCACATACTCTCCATTCAGGTTCCAAATATCTTCCAAATTCCCACGGAAACCGATTGCCTTGTAACCATTCCCCATAACTTGGTTAAAAAACCATCATTCCCATGGCGCACCGATTATTTGCCAACCATCCCCAGTATGACCGGAATAGTCTCCAGTTTTCGGCAGCCATGGTGAATAACATCCAACCCCAAATAGAACCGTACAGACTCCATATCACCATCTTTCAAGCCATATACCCCATAGGGAAACCGACTTCTCCATAACCGTTCCAGTTTTCGGTGATTGGACGGATCCGAATAGCAATAAAAAAAGCAGGCATATTTCAGCCTGCCTTCCCTTAATGATGTTGCAAACGTGCAAAGTTGTATAAAACGTCTGCAAAATCTTTGTTTAAAATATATAACAGGTCATTATCACGACTATCTAAGGTAATAAGACCTGTTTTCTCAATAGCCTTGAAAAACGTTCTCAGCTTATCAAGGCTGATGTCATTATTAAGTGTCTGATCTGCATATACAGACTTCTCAGTCACTTTACACTCATACATGAATAATTCACTCTTTTTGTAATAAGAATAAAACTCATCACTCATACCTATTGCATGAGCTTGTATTTCCTTCAAGCTCATGCAATCCTGATCAGACAATGAGCATATTGTCATTGCCTGAAAGACTAATCTATAATTGAAGTTATGAGCTAGCTTTTCAAAAGCTAGCTCATATTGATCAGATAATAGCATATTATCTGACCTTTATTTTTAGAATAATATAGCAGAACACTGCAATACCTATCATAGCAGTGTTACAAAACACTGTTTCAGCGTCCTTCACTGTCAAAGTGAAGGCTGAAACAGTTGAGGTTTTTTGTAGCAGGCTAAAAATGTTGCCTGCTACAATTACGAAAAGTACAAGTTTAATGTCTCTCATGATATCAATCCTTTATGTTATAGGCTAGCCCTTTTAGGCTAGCCTTAATTGTTTGTTTTAAGCCTTTTTCTTAGTTTTAGGCTTTTTTGTTTCAAGTTCAAGTGCAGTCAATATTGACTGCTTGAAAACTAATTTATCAATCTTCACGTCGAAAAACGACGTGAAAACGTCCTTTGCTTGCACGTGTTCTGCAATCCTTAAGCGATTTTTGAGGCGATAATTTGTTGCCTCAAACAGTTTAGTTAAGGCAAAGAATGACACCTCATTCTTCCCTGCACTATGCAGGGATTTAACTGCATCGACGATTATATCGTCGATTAAACTCGTTTCAGTACGTTTTCCTTTTTTAAAGCGAGTACTCTTAAATAGAGTGCTTTTCTCACTTGAAGAGCTTATAATGTTTCTCTCTTCTTCAGGAACACTTTCAGCTTCTGTTAAAATGTCAAGAACGTTGATTGATTTCTTTTCTGTAGTCATGATATTATTCCTTTTTCTTTTAATACGCTCATGTTAAGAGTGCAGCGAATGAGCGTACTTATTTTGTTTAGATATAGCAATCCCTTTGACTGCCTGTGCTGCACTCTGTTTGTAAAAGAACTGTTTCGCTCTGTTGTCTATAGTTATATTGTAAGTTTATTTATATGTAAAATACTTTTTAATAAATTTGTAAAAAAAAATGCAAGAGTATTGTAATTACAGTGTTCTTCAGTTGCAATATTATTGCAAACAGCTTGCAAAAACTACCCTATGCTAAAAAAATTTAAGGGGGTACGTTGCCTGTATAGGGGGAGACCCCACCATAATTTTGGATGGAATTTTTCAACACAACTTTTTTAAAACAGCACGGATTTTGGATGGAATTTTCACACCCAACTTTTTCTTTTACCAAGCCACACCCTACCCCCTACTTTTTATTTCCAATTCCAAAACACCTCTTTTATTTCTTCGTTCTAATTTTTGTGGAAAAAGACAAAAGCACCCAACTCTTGCACAATTCTTTTATATTCTTTATACTTTCTGCATAATTCATTTAATGTTATGGAGACGTTATGGCTAAAGTAAAAAAGAAAAACGATATAAACACAAAGGTAGGTAGCTTAGGTATTATTAAGGGCAACGGTGTTGAGGCGTTTGACTTTGCACGTACTTGTGATGAAGACTGTCCTTTATATGATCATTGTAATAACGATAAGGAAGGTAAGTGTGCAGTGCATGTGATGTACATGGATTATGTGCAGCAGAGGTTAGGCGTTCACTTCTTAAAGAACCTTGACGACGTGAGCAAGTTAAAGGTCAGTGTTGAGTTATTTCCTTTGTTTAAGCAACTACTCACCTTTAAGCTTTATGAAGCCACACTTCCCCTAAGCCAAATAACTAATGATAAAGGGGGCGTTAACGGTGTGTACAGGGAAATGCGTCAGGTTATTGTAGCTATTAATAACTTGCTTGATGATTTAGGTGCTAACAACAAGCGTGTTAAGGCTGCAAAGGGTAAGGAGAATGTTACAGACGCTGACTTTCATAGTAAGTTATTGAAGGGTGAGGTGAAGAATGCCTAAGTTGCGTAGCAGGAAGCGTAATTTGCGTGAGGAGAGGGGCAGTGATAAGGTCTTGAAGAAGGGCAGACCTATTAAGGCTGAGAAGACACGTGAGGAGATACGGTATCAGGACGGTGGTGATGGTTTTGTAAAGTTCATTGAGGACTTTGTATGCTTTAAGATCTTTCCCATTAATGATCCCATGCCTCGATGGACACCTGTTAAGGAGTTGCCTGACACTCCTCACCCTGACACTTCACGCTCATACTGGGAGATGTGGCTTAAAGAGAAGGAAGTGTTAAAGAAGGCGTTAGAGATGGATGACAACGGCAACTTCTTGCATCGTGTGATTGTTTTGTGCTGGATGCGTGGTGAGGGGAAGTGTCAGGCTAAAGGCTCAAAAGTTATTATGTGGGACGGGAGTTTGAGGAAGGTTGAAGACGTTCAGGTAGGTGATCTTCTTATGGGTGACGATTCAACACCTCGAAAAGTTTTAAGTCTTGCTTCTGGAGAAGAGGAGTTGTTTGAAGTTATTCCTTATAGAGGTACTCCTAAGACGTTCACAAAAGATCATGTACTATCTTTAAAGAACAGTTCAGGCAATGTTGTTGATATATCTATCAAGGACTATTTATTAAAGAATAAGTCTTTTAAAAGGAGTCATTATCTTTATCATGTGCCTATTGAGTTTGAAGATAAGGAAGTTTCTATCAGTCCTTACTTTTTAGGGTTATGGCTTGGGGACGGTTCAAAGCATGCTACGCATATAACAACACCAGACAAAGAAATAGTTTCCTATCTTGAAGAGCATGCAGACTTATTAGGTTTGCGTGTTACAGAGCGTGTTAAGAATAAGGGAGAAAATAAAGCTAAGACTTATTGCACTGTAGGTTCAACACGAGGGGAGTACCATAATAATTCGTTATTATGGAGAATGAAGGATTATGATCTTATTAATAATAAGCATATTCCTCATGATTATAAATGCAACTCAAGAGAGAAGCGTCTTGAACTTCTTGCAGGGATTATTGACAGTGACGGATACTTAAATAGAAACTCGTTTCAAGTAACTCAAAAGAGTAAAACTTTGACTGACGATATTGCATTTCTTGCAAGGTCATTAGGTTTTTTTGTGAATGTTTCTAAGTGTACTAAAGGAATTAAGGAGACTGGTTTTTCTGGTGAGTACTACACTATTGGGATTTCTGGCGATTGTTCTATAATTCCTTGCAAGGTTGAAAGAAAGAAAGCTAGTGTTAGGAATCATAAGAAAGATGTACTTTGTACTGGGATTAAGGAGATTAAGAGTGCAGGCGTGCAGGAATATTATGGGTTTGAGCTTGACGGTAATCATCGCTATGTTTTAGAGGACTTTACTGTAACTCATAATTCGTTTTTAGCATGCTTGATTCAGTTATGGAAGTTCTTTTGCTTTCCAGACCAGCAAATAGTACTAGGAGCTAACTCAAAAGATCAAAGTAAGTTTGTCCACTTTGACATTATCTGTGAGATCATTCAAAATTCTCCAAAACTTCTTGCAATAGTTAAGCGTGAGAACATACAACAGAAAGAAATACGCATCCTTGATGAGAATAAAAAGATTGTGAGTGCTATTAAGAGTATTAGTAGTTTTAGCGGTATTGTTTCTAACATTACTGGGTATACTTTTTCTGAAATCTTTGACATGAAAAACCCTAAGTTCTTTACGCAGCTTGACGGCTCTACAAGGAACGTGCCTAACGCTCTTGGAGTTATTGACAGTACAGTTTCAGAAAAGACTCACATACTTTATAGGTTGTACAAGGCTTATACTAAGGCTGAAGACCCTTCATTATTTTTCTCATATCGTTGTTCCCCTACTGCTGATGCGAACGATTTTTGGCATCCTTACATGACTCAGACACAATTAAACTCTTTTAAGACGAAGTTTTTGCCTGCAGATTATGATAGGTACTTTAAGAATACTTGGGAGAGTGGAGAAAATACTGTCTTTACTGAGGACATGATTAAGTGTTGTAGGTATATTGGTTTTGATGGGCAGTTAGGTATGCAGCAAAAACTAATAAGGCTATTTAAAGATGCTAAAAAGCTTGCAGAAAACCCTTCAATGAGGGAAATACCTGATTTTGCTCATGTAGATTCAGATTTACAAAAGGTTATTCCTATTAATAAGGTGTATTCCTTTAATGATGAGAGGGGAATCCCTAAAATGATGTCCCTTGAAGAACTGCACAGGCTTTCTGACTATTATGATACTGATTTTTCTCTTGGTGTTGGGATTGACAGGGCTGACCCTCTTAAAGACGACCTTACAAGGGGTGCAAGGACTATTGTGACTGCAATTCTTAAAGGTTTACATGGCAGCAGGAGTCATGTAGGTTTATATGAAGAGGCAGAGCAGGACTATATTTACTTTTGTGCTGGTATGTGGCACTTAAAAGGGAACGATTTGAACTCAATCAAGGCTGTTCTTGACGAAATTGTGACTGAACTCTTCTCTATTGAGAGTGTTTGCGGTGAGAGATGGGGCTTATGGGATTTAGTTGACTGGTGTGATGATAATGACGTCACATTTTCGGCAATTAGTCCTACATACGACCTTCAAAAGACTGCATTCTCAGAATTACATACTCTTATAAGGGAAGGAAGATACAAAACTCCCTCAATCCCTATTCAGGGAAACACTTTTGACGACATTTTTCAGGAAGAAGCACTTAAATTTGTGCATGATAGTAAGAATCGGTTTTATGGAAGTCCTGAAAAGCATGAAAACTACGGTGTGCAAGACGATTCTATGTTTGCTAAAGCTTGGGGACTTTATGGATTGAGGTTGTTAAACCCTGACGATTTTGTTAAAAGAAGTTTTAATAAGTTTATGGGTATGTTTATGGAAGATAAAAATAATAGGAGACTTATACAATGAATGATATTTTTGAAGGAACTGCAGAAGAAGTCAAAAGTATTGTTGACAATTTGAATGAAAATCAGCTTCATTCAATCGCTCAACAGTATTTACCTCAGCAGTTTAGTTCAGGAACAGCTAGAATTGATGAGGATGGGTTTGCTGTAGATGCTTACTCTGAGTTGGATGACGGGAATGAGAACTTAACTGAGTTACAGAGGCTGTGTTGGAAGAAATTTTCAACAAACCCTCAAATAAGGTCTTATGTTGCTGACTATAAAGGGGGATTAACTGGTAAGGGCTTTAATGTTGTGTCTGATATAAAAGACATACACGAATTTGTGAAGGAAGTTTCAGAAGATATTCGGAATGAGCTTTTTAATAACATGACAAAGTATGTTGCAAGGAGTGAGATTGAAGGTGAGCTTTTTTTAATGCTCACAGCTCATGATTCAGGCTTTTGTGAGGTTGATTTTATCTCACCATCAGCTCTTACTGGTGGTGATAAAGGTAGTGGAGTGTTTTTTCACCCTAAAAAACAGACAATGCCTCTATGTTACGAAGTGTCCTTTTCTGATGAAGCTGAAACAGTTTATATCCCTTCAATTTACTGTGCGTACCTTGATAACCCTTTCAAAGCCCTAGAAAAGAATGCTTCATTTGATAAAAAGAAGCTTAAATTTGCTCAGGATGCTAATTTTAAAGAGTTGGGCGGTTATAGACGGTTTATAACAAGGTGGGACAAGGGCGTTTTAAGAAAAAGAAACGCTTCACACATTGTTTGCACGATTAACTGGATTGATCAGTATGAACAATTAAAGAAATGGGAAATTTTACATAAAAAATCTTCAGGAAGTTATTTATGGGTTGTGGAGATGGAAGATACAAAAGCTTTTAAAACTTGGCTTTCTATGACACCTGAACAAAAACAAGAGACAGGCATTTTTGCTGAAAAGACTCCTGGTGGAACTTTAATGCTGCCTCCTGGACTTACTATGAAATGTCACAACCCTAACTTGCCTAAAATTTCTGATACTGATACTGATATTATGCAGATGGTGACTTCTGGACTTAATACTTCAGATCATGCCCTAACAGGGAAGTCTTCTGGCAGCACCTTTGCAGGAGTTAAAGAAACTGGTAAGTCTGCAACTGATAGAATGCAGAATGAAATAGAGTATTTTGAACGGTTTTTAAGGTATGATTTTTGGAGACATATTTTTTATATAAAGAATGCTTTAGACCCTAAATTTAAGATTGAGTTTAATGTGAAGGAAGTTTGGGATTTTGAAGAGGAGTCTGGTGAACCTAAGTTTTCCACAGTCACAAAAAAGGCTCATGATCTTATTTATTTTGATTTCCCAACCTCAGAAGTCCAGAATGTTGTAGAAAAAGCAAACGCATACTTAGGAAGTAAACATGCTGCAGTTACTGATTCTTTAGGTATTCCTTATTCTACAGTCGCAAAACGTTTAGGATTTAGTTCTTACCCTTATTTAAGGCTCAAGAAAGCTTCTGAAGATGCAAAATATCCAGAACTCTTGACTGAAGCAGAGGCAGAAGCTAATGTAGAAGATGCAAGTGAGCCTGCTCAGGAAGACGAAAAAGAAGAGAAAGATAAGAAAGATGATGGCAATAATGAGGGTAAAAAAGATAAGAAAGATGGCAAAAACAAAAAAGATGGAGGAAAATAAAGTTGACAATGTTATTTTGTTTCATTAATATGGTGTTAAACTGTGGGAGAGAGTATATATGAACAAATTTTTAGAAATTTTTCAACACACGCATTGGTTTATTGAGCCAGACTCCATGCACATGTTGTTCAATTCACTCAAATCAGATAGCAGTGAAACAGCTTTTGAAGAAAAAATGAAATCTTTCTTCAGGGGCGAAGAAGATGATTCAAAAAGTGCTTATAAAGTCAATAATGGTGTTGCTACAGTTCCTTTGTACGGTCCAATTTTTCCTCAAACGAATTTTATGACCTATTTAGGATATGCAACAGCCTTATCTGACCTTGAAGCTATTTTTGAAAAAATCAAAAGCGATGATTCAGTAAAAAAGGTGATTCTGAATTGCCATTCTCCAGGAGGTGTTGTTTTTGGAGTAAACTCTTTTGCTGAGTACCTTTCTAATTTTGAAAAAGAAGTACACACTTATGTTCCAGGAATGTGTTGTTCAGCAGCATACTGGATAGCATCAGCTACAGATAAAATTGTAGTTGATGATACTGCTTTAGTTGGAAGTATTGGGGTAGTTTGCGATGTATTAAATCCTGAGCATGATCCATTCATCGAAGTAACAAACAGAAAATCCCCTAACAAAAGACCCAATCCAACTACAGAAGAAGGCAAGGGAGCCATTCAAGATGAACTTGATGCTCTTGCAAATGTGTTTTTTAGCACTGTAGCTGAAAACCGCAATGTATCTATCACAACTGTTGAAAACGATTTTGGAAAAGGAGGTGTTCTTGTAGGGAAGGATGCAATGAAGGCTGGAATGGTTGACAAAGTAGATAGCTTGAAGAAGTTTACAGAAGAATTGTTAAGTTCGATAACTTCAGGCGTTTCTGGTGATTATAATAGTAAAGATAATAATGAGGAGAATTTTATGAATCTTGAGGAACTTCAGGCAGCACATCCGAAGCTCTGGAAAGAAATTGAAGCTAAGTTTGCTTCTGATAATGAAGCTAGTGGTGAAAAAGCTGGTGAAAAAGCTGCAACTGATAATACTGCTGCTTTAGATCAGGTAAATGCTTCTATACAGAGTCTTACATCTGCTGTAAAAGCAATGAACGACAAGGTAAAAGCACTTGAGAAGAAAGATGCTGTAAGAGATGAACAGGACATGCAGAATACTGCAAACACAATCGCTGATTCAGTCCTTGCAAGCACAAGACTTTCTTCCTTGATGAAAACAAAGGTTAAGAATGCAGTTAATTATGCTGACTATGTTTCAGAAGAAGGCTCTTTTGATAGTGCTAAGTTCAAAGAAGCTGTTGAAGCAGAAGCAGATGACTACAAAAAAGCACTTGCAGGACGTGTTGATGTTGAGGGTGCAGGCACTAACGATGATGTTGGTATGTCTGACGCAATGGAAGATGACAGTATTGATGCTCTTCTTGGCTCAATCGGCGTTGAAGCTGCAAAATAATTAAGGAGGATAAATGACTTATTTAACAAGAGATTTTGAAGCAAATAAAGTGTTAAAAGGGCAAGGAAGTACTGCTCACATAACACAGCTTCCAGACATACCGGGTGAAGCTCCTCTGCTTCATTCTCGTAGAGAGCAGGCACTGATTGTTGATACCACTATTAAAAAGGGCTTTGGTTTTCTTCCTAAAGGAACAGTACTTGCAAAAAGCGTAGCTTCTGACTACCTTGTGCCTTATGCAGCTTTAGGTTCTGATTACTGGAAGTCTCCTGCAGTATCTGATGTAGCAAATGAAGCATCTACAATCAGAGTTATGAAAGATGAAGCTTATATTTTTGAAGTAGGCGAAAGTCTTATTCTTGAGCAGGACGGTGAAACTTATCATGATGGTGGAGCTATTACTGCAGTAGATATGGATTCTTCTGAAGTATTTGCTGACATAACTTTTACTAACGCTACTGGCGCTGCTGCAGGTTTTACTGTTGCAAATAACACTAAGTGTTATTTAAAAGCAGGAACTACAGGTAAGTTCTCTGAAGCTGTATGTGTTCTTGACAAGTCTATGGACACTGGTTTTGGTGAGTATGCTGTTGGTGGAAACGCATCAATAATTCTTTCAAATGCTGTGTTTTATGAGCATGGTCTTTGGAATCTTGATGATTCTGGTAAAACTGCCCTTAACGGGTACAATATCGGAAGATTTTTTGTAATAAGATAAACAAGGGAGATTTTTATATATGGGTAAAGGCATTGATGGTATTCCAATTCTGCATCTTGAAACGCTTAATAAGCTTGTTTCCAAGATGCCTAAGTCGCCGGACACTTTTTTTGTTAATAAGTTCGGAACAGACAAATGGGATTCAGACACTGTAAAATGGGATAAGGAATACGGTTCTGCAGGGATGACCCCTTTTGTAGCTCCTGGCGCTCCTGCTCCTTCTATAGGTCTTGATGGTTATGGTGAAGGTTCAGCTAAAGTTGCTTACTTCAAAGAGAAAATGTTCTTTGATGAAGAGCTTCTTAACAACCTTAGACAGGTTGGCACAAACAAGAAGATGAGAGGCGAAAAGCAGATTGCACGTGGTGTGAATAAGCTTTCACTCAGGATTGACAGAAGAAGAGAGTGGATGTGTTGTCAGATGGCTGTACATGGTGAGCTTACTTACACTCAGAAGGGTGGAACTAAGATTCATGTTGATTATGGCATTCCTGAAGACAACAAGATCACACTTGCTGACAATAGGAAGTGGGGCACTGGTGCTGATCGCAACCCTATCGAAGATATTTACGATGCAAAGCAGGCTTACTCAGAGAATCTAGGTAAAAGCCCTGATTACACACTTTGTAACAGCACTGTTCTTAAACTGCTTATGTTTGACACAAAGCTTCAGGACATGTTGAAGAAGTCTGCATTTGGTGACGGTGATCTTTTTGCAAATCCTGAAAGAGTTATCGGTAATCTTATTGGTGTTGGGCCTCTTGCTATCTATGATGAATTTTACGAAGTTCCTGGATGGCTTGTGCAGAGTGTAAGCACTTCTGACACTGAAATCTTTGTTGAAGACGCTACTGATTTTGCTGTTGGTGGTACTCTTTACTTCTGGAAGATGGCTGAGCCACTTTCAAAAGAAACAAGAACAATCACTGATGTAGATGTTGTTGCAGGGAAGTTGACTATTGATTCTGCACCTTCAAAGACTTACAAAGCAAGATTTGATAAAGTATGGATGCGTAGAAAGTATGTTGATGATAATGTTTTCCATCTTGGTTCTTGGACAAAAGATGGTGCCCCAGTAGCAGAAGTTGCTGAAGCACCTTATGGTCTTAAAGGGTCTTATGGTAAATTCATTGACAGAAAAGAAGAATGGGATCCAGATGGAATTTTCGTCAGAGCCCAAGATAAAGCTTTTCCACTTCTTTATCACCCTGACACAATGATGAAACTTACAGTACAGTAATTCAATATATGGGGAGCTTGGCTCCCCTTTAAATATAAAGGAGCAGAGATGATTAAAGCAATCGTTACAAAAACAATGAAGTTTTCTGGAATGGGTGTTATTCCTTCTGGCAGTGTTTTTAAAGCGAAAACTAAAAAAGAACTTCCTGTAGAAATATTTAAAGAGATTGAAGCAGGCACAGGGCTTATTAAAGTGATTGAAGAAAAAGAAGCAACTCCTGTAAAGAAAAAACCTCCTGCACAAAAGAAAGCAGAGCCTAAGCAGGAAGAAGTTGAAGAAAACACAGTTGAAGAAAAGAAAGAAGAAAAACCTTCAACAACCAGAACAAGAAGAAAAAGGACTAAATAATGTTTGCAGATTTAGAAGCTGTAATTACAACAGTAAATTCGCAATTAACCAGTATTTCTGGTAGGGTAGAAACGCCTGTAGTAGAAAATGCTTGTGATATGGCTTCTAAAGAAACAGGCGTTGTTTTCCCTTTATTTAATAATAAAGAAGAATATTGGCTTGTGCAACGTGCAGTCAGACACGTTATTGCAGACTTACGTTTGCAAAATAGTCCTAAATTTAAGATAAATTCAATGCACTTGAATCAACGCTTTGATCATTACACAAAACTCGTTGAAGAGTATGATTTGAAGTTTAAAGAAGCATTAGAAGAAGACCCCTCTTTATTTCCTTCTATGTCCTCATCTTCATCTTCAGGAAATTCTGATTTCATCACTTACATTCCTACAATTTAAAGGAGTTTAATATGGCTATTGGTGATGATGTAAAAGAAACTTATGAAGAAGTAGGCATACCTTATCAGGTTGAAAAATTAGACACTGGAGGTTTGTTTGATGAAAAGTGTTTGATTGAAAAGTATACAGAACAGTCTACAGAGTTTATCAGACAAAGGGTTGTTGTTGTTAATATTCCTTATGATACTGAGGCAGTTCCTGGTGATCTTATACATCTTGAAGGTGAAGAATTTTTAATCACTTCTAAAGACAGTACACGAGTTGAAAATGCAGTAGCTTTTTATCGTTGCATGTTATACAGGTGTAATGATTTTTGTTCTATATACACTTATAATCCTAATAGAGGCTATGATTCTAATTACAATAAATACCCTGAGTTTTCTCTTGAAGAAGAAAATGTTCCTCTTCTTTTTTTAGATGTTTCAAGAGCTACAGAAGCAGAAGAAATTGAGTCTGTTTATTTAGGAAGTATTTCAGGTTATTCAGCTTATATGCAAAAAAGGAACATTAAAGAAGGTGATCGTATAAAGCTTGATGATACTTTTTATTTAGTAGAAAATATTCATTCTCATAGATTAAAGGGCAATTTTATCCTTTATTTACAGAAGGTGCAGGATGACACAGCGACATACTGATAGTGTTCTTTTCAGTCTTGACGGTGAAGATGTTGGAAGAACACGGGCACAATTTAAAGCTGGTGTAAAGTTTGCTGAAGCAGGGCATAAAGCTATGGCTTACTTTAATGATGATGGTGAGGGGCGTTTAACTGAGGGAGCTGCGAAGCACCTTGCAGGGTTCATTAAGGCTTGTATCATAGATAATTCCTTACTTGAGGGCAGAGAACAGGCATGGGCAACATTGTCTGACGAGTATTATAAGAGAAAAAAAGGTAGATATAGAGGAAAGCCTGACACTTTTTGGTATTTAAAAGGTGAAATTCATGACAATATAGGCATTATTTGGCGAGGTAAATGGACACGTACTGTAGGTATTAAAAGAAGTGCCACTACTGAAAGACCTTCAGGAAGAGGTTCTTATAATATTGCACAAGTTGCAAGAATACTTGAGTTTGGTGGTGGGGATGTTCCTGCAAGACCTTTATTCGGTCCTGCTACACAGGTATGGATAAATAAACACTTCCCTGACTGGGGGAGGTTTTTTGGCAATGTTATGTCTAAAACTTACCCTGACTTTTTTAAAGAAGTTCAAAACAATCTAGGAGCAGACATTGTCCCTTCACTCAAGAAGCAAGCACAGTCTGAGTTAAGTAGGGCGATAGATATGGCTTTTTTAGAAGCAAAAGATAAAAATAATATAAAAGGAACATTTTAAAATGGAAAATAAGAATATAATGTCGGATAGAGTTCGTTGTTTGATGGCTCAGCCTAAAGATTTAATGCTTATGCTTGAAGTTCCTTATTCTGTTCTTGAAAAACTTGTGTTTATTTTAGAGCATTCAGAGTTCAGATACAATTCCGAAAAGAAAGAAGAAATTGAAGTAGCAGAATGGCTAACTGAAGTACTTTTTCCAAACTTAACCTCTATTTTAGATGAATTTAGTGGAGAATCTGATGTTAGATAATACTCAAAAAGAGTCAAACTTATTTAAAAGCATTAAAAAACATGTTGTAGACAATTTACATCGTGGTTCTGAAAGAATTTATACAAGTTTCGGTTTTGAAGAAGAAAGACCTGTAGGTGAAGATCGTTTTGTGATTGTTCTTTTAAGTGATTTTGATTCTGGAACAGTTAGTTCTGCAAGAGCTTCTTTTTATATGTTTTCTAAGACTGATGATAATGGTGAGTTAGCTGATTTAAATGATAAAGTTTTAGATCTTTTTTTAGACAGTAATGACCCTCATGGGTTACGGAGAATTTCTTTTGTTGATGAAACTTTTACGGAATTTTCTAAAATAATACCATACCCTCAACCTTCTTCTTCAAGACAACGCACAAATGATAATCTTTATATGAAGTATATAGATGTTGTTTTTAGGTGGGGGGGTAAGTAATGTTTTATTATTGTGAAAAATGCGGTAAAAAGCTTATTGAAAGAAAAAGTAATGGTTTATGGAAGTTTGTTTTTGGAAAAAGGAAAGGAGATGCTGCAGTTGTTGATATTGAAATTCATGGTTCTATTAGAATTAAATGCCTTAGAAGATCTTGTCAGCATGTAAATGTGCTTACTTTTTTCCCAAATCAAAATGTTGATATGGCTGAATAAGTGTGTTAACTTAAACACACTTAATCCTATATAGGAAATGCTCAGGTTAACGTTAACAAAAATTAAGGAGTTTTTAATATGGCATTAGAAAGAACCGGACCACTAACAAGAGATACCAGTACCGTCGCACTAGGTCTTGCACAGATCAGACTAGGCGATGCAAGTGCTTTTATTTCCTCAAGAAGTCCTGTATTTGGTCAGCAGGATAGTATGGGTGCTTTGGGCAGCACTAAGTTTAACAGTACTGTTGAGCAGTGGAAACTTGAATCAGGTTTCCCTAAACTTGAAGACATGTCTATACCTGTAAGTGAAGTTGCAAGTATGGAATGTTCTTTTAAAGAAATTACACCTAAGAACCTTGCACTTGCAAGAGGTCTTAACCCTTTTGAAGATGTTTCTGCAACTGTTAAGGAAGGTTCTGCTGTAACTACTTCAGGAACAACTTCAGGCGATATTGCTGTTGATGATGCTGGTGGAGCTGTAGACGATGTTTGGAGTGTTGTTTTTTCAAGTGGCACAGCTTACGATGTTTATGGTGTAAATACAGGACATGTAGGCGGTGGGGACATTTCTACAGAGTTTGCTCCTGATAATTCAGGCAATCCTTATTTCACAATTCCTGCAAACTTTTTTACAGGGACATGGGCAGCGGATGAAACATTCAATTTCTCAACTACTGCTTATATTGCAGGGACAACTGCTTTTTCAGACAATCATACAGGTGAAATTAAACTAGGGTCTATGAAAGCTCCTGACTTTATTAGGATGGAAGCTGTATATACTTACCCTAATGGTGTTAACCATATGTACATCATATTTCCACGTGCAAACGTTTCTATGAGTACAGAGCTTGATCTTCAGGATTCTGATGCAGCAACTTCTCCAGTAACTTTTGAAGCAAAAAGAGCTGATAGCGGTACTGCAGGCGGTCATGCTACTTGGGACGATGCCCCTCTTGGTGTCATTAGTTTTGATTAATTTATAAATAAAAGCCTCCTAAAATAGGGGGCTTTTTATCAGAAGGAGTGTTTTAAAATGGAAGAGAAGTACAATCTAGCTCCAGACATAAGAAAAACAATCATTGGAGTTCGTGAAGCAAAAGATCTCACATTATACCCTGTTTCAATAGCTTCTGAGAATGAACTTTTGAACGATTTTATTAATATATTTTCTTCTTTTACAGAATTTCAAGGCATGTCAGATTCAGAAGTAGGTGTTCAGATTAAGAATTACATTTTTGATAATCTTGAAAATGTGTTGTCTCATGTCACTGACGAACCCCCTGAATTGTCTGACATAACAAACATGCAGTTACTTGCTATATGTGAAATTATTTTTGAGGTGAATTTTGAGGTTTTGTTAAAAAACTTACCGGGCTTCGTCGAGAAAATGTCTCAACTGTTCAATTCGATGAAGCAGTCACCAGAATAATCAAGGAGACTACTTACACCATAAATGATGTGTATTTAAAGACCTTCTTACAAGGAGGTCTTACAAGGAAACAAGTCCTTGCTCTGAATCATCATTTAAACAAAATTGAGTATGATAATTTTGTTTTACAGGCTAAGATGCACGGAGCTGAATTTGATGAAGAAGGAGAGAAACAACAAACAGAATCATCTGAGAAGAACACAGTAGAAAACAGTTCTTTTATTTTTGGAGACCCTACGCAGTATGAAGAAATGTCTCCTGAAGAAAGAGAAAACCTTACCTCGAAGATGATGACTAAACATAAAGACTGGTCTTCTTCTGCCATGAACAAAAAAGGTAGGTAATATGAATGATATGAAAATCACCCTGTCAATGCTTTTAGGTAATAGCACTAAAAAGACATTTGACACTCTAAAAAAAGGTTTTCTTGACCTTTCTAAGCAGTTTGCAAACGCTTCAGCACAATTTGCAAAAATGAATCAGAATGACGTTAGTAAGACTCTTTCTAAGATTGCTAAGTCTTCTGAAGTTATGGGTAAAAGTATGAGTCACAATACTGAGCAGATTGGTACTGTGACTCAAAAACTTTTTGCACTTGAAGATCGTTTTAAAAAATTGCTGGGTTCTCAGACTAAGTTTGGCAAGGAAGGTCGAGCTGTTTTTGATGAGTATGAAGAAGGTTCTGTTACTATAGGGCAAGTAGAGCAAAAGCTTGAAAAGCTCAATAATGAATTTAAAGGGTTTGAAAAGTATGGTCAGTCTGTTAAGGCTGTTCAAAAGGCATGGGAGCATTATTCAAAAAGTGTTGAGAATGGCAGGATGTCTGTCAACGCTGCCATGCTTGAAACTGAAAAGTTTGAGAAGGCTGTAGGAGCTTTAGAACTTGATTTAAAGAAGGCTAATGTTTATACGGCTGACTGGGCTAAGAATTTAAGTTTTGCAAAAGTCAGGCAGGCTGAAATTGCTGGTCAGTTAAAAGTAACTGCAGGGGGCTTTACTAAGCTTACTGAATCCGGCAGGGAAGCTCTGCAGATGGATAAAAAGCAAGCACAAGCTTTGAAGACTTTGCAGGGTGGTTTGACTGCTTATCAAAAGCAACTTACAAAAGCTCATGACATTAAGAAGAAGGATATTGCTACTGGTGAAGCTTACGAAAAGGTAGTTAAAAGTATTGGTCAGAGTGTTGGCTATAATGCTGCAAAATTTGACACGTATGTGAAGCATATAGAAGGCACACACAGAGCTTTCATGCAGTTGAATACAACACTGCCTACACATGAAAAAGAGCTTAGGAGCGTTATAAATGGCGTGAATAAAGTCTCTTTAGCAGAAGAGTCCTTGAAAGGAAATTTAAAGGTTGTTAATAATCGCTTTCAAGTTTTAAATAAAGATGGTTTAAAGCCTTTTGGCAACATCACTTTACAGACAGCAAAAAATTTAGGCATTTTAGACAGGTCTTTTGATAAAATAACTGCAAAAGAAAAAGAGTATGCTCAGATCACTGGGCAAAGTATTCAAAAGACTCAAAAGATTTCTGAAGCTATGTTTCGTAGTGGTCAGTCTGTTGACAGTATGGCTGGCAAGTTTACTCGTTTAATTAACGCTACAAAAAGAACTCAAAAACTTAATCAAGATTTAAAAGTCCTTTCTTTACGTTATGAAGACTTAATGAACAGTTCTACAAAGTACGCAACAAGAGCAGAAGCTTTGTTTAAAGAAATGCGTTCTCAGGGAACTGTTACACAAGAATTAAAAACAAAACTTTCACAATTAGATAAAGAATATAAGTCTGCCGCTGCTTCACAGAAAAAACAAGAAGATCAAATGAAGCGTTTGAAGGCAGAGTATAGCGGTCTGGAAGAAACTACTACAAGTTACAGACAGGAGTATTACAAGCAAATACTTGCTTTTAAGAATGGTGAAAAAGAGTATGAAGATGTTAATAGAGCTTTAAAAAAGCTTTCTACTTCTTACAATCAGACAAGAAACGCTCAAAGAAAAGCTGAAGAAGAAGCAAAAGTTCTTCAAGCAAGATACAAAAGGTTGCTTGAAAGTACTTCTAAGTATGGCGTAGAAGCTGATCAATTAATACGTAAGCTTAAAAAACAACCTTCTGCATTAAGACAAATACGTGAAGAGCTTAAACGTACTGAAAAAGACTGGAATAAGAATCGAAACTCCTTAAACAGAACTACAGAAGAAGTTGGTAAGTTTGGAAATGCTTTAGGCAAGTTAGGCAAGCGTTTACAGATTTACTCACAATACTTCTTTGTTTCGAGGGTTATTAACGGATTTACTCAGAGCTTACGTCTTGCAGGAAGAGCTATTGTTGAACATAACCAAGGTTTGCATGACTTAAAAGCTATCTTGAACGCAACAACCGCAGAAGTTGCAATGATGGATGAGACTCTTGTAGAAACTTCTCAAAGAACTAAGTTTAGTTTGGGTGAGGCTGCAGAAGGTATGAGGATTTTAGGTCAGGCTGGTTATGATGCTATAGAAGTTATTGAAGGTTTTCCTGCAATAGCTGATTTAGCTACTGGTACTCTTTCAACAATGGACACAACTGTTAAACTTGTAACAACTGCTTTGAAAGACTTCCAAATTGAAGCTTCTGAGACTGCAAGAGTTGCGGATATTTTTGGTAATGCTGTAAACAGGTCAAAGCTAACACTTGACGGTTTGAACACAAGTTTTAACTATATCGGCCCTACTGCTAAAGCTGTTGGCTTAGATTTGGAAGACACTGCAGCTTCTATGATGATTCTTGCTAACTCTGGTGTAAGAGCAAGTACACAAGGTACAGGTCTTAGACGAGTTTTAGGGGAATTAATATCTCCTTCTGCAAAATTGAAGGAAAGAATACACGAAGTAGGATTGACTGTTGATGATGTGAATCCTCAGATAGTTGGAATGGAAGTTACACTTAAAAATCTTCAAAAAGTTGTTTCAGATGCAAGTTTTGCTTTTGATCTTTTTGGTCAAAGGGGTGCAAACATCATGACTGCTTTTATGGAGCATGGTGAAGATTTTGCTCAATTTAAAGAAGATGTTCAAGAATCTGGTGCTGTTGCGAGGATGGCTGAAGAACAGATGAAAGGTCTTGAAGTTGCCATTAAGAACTTAAAAGACAGATTTGGCGTAATGTCAAGTGTACTTGCTGAGGAGTCTGGGTTTATTAGTGGACTTAAAATGGGCTTGAACCTATTAAGAGGCTTTATGGGGATTGTTACAGAAGTTGCAGGAACACCCATAGGCAGTTTAATCACAGCTTTAACAGGACTCACTATTGTTTTAGGAAGTACTACGGCAGCAATACTTGTTCTTAAAGGCACTAAATTAGCTTCTTTTTTCATGGCACCTATACACGCTTTAACAACTTTAAGTGCTGGTTTATCTACTCTTGGATTTAAAGCGATTGTCCTCCGTTCTTCTTTGTCAGCTCTTTCACCTAGTTTATACACATTGGTTTCAGCTATAAATCCTGTAACAGGAGCAATAGCTGCAGCTATTGCCACTTTAGGTGTGTTGAGAGTTGTGCAAGGAAAGAACGCACAAGCTATTAGAGAAAGCATAAATGCAAATGCTGAGTACTTAAAAAGTTTAAGAGATGTACGTACTTCTTTAAACATGACAAACAAGGTTCTTGAAGAAGGAAACATTACTCAGGAAAATTTAAGTAAAAGATACCAAGAAGTGTCTGAAAAATTAGCAGAATTATCTGAAGGCAATGATGTTTTTAGGAAAAAATCTGTGGAGCTTTTTGGCGAAATTCAAGCAGGAGCAATGTCTATAAGCAAACTGACTACGCATATTGAAGAAATGCAGGAAGCTATGGACAAAATTGAAATGCTCAAATTAGGGGAACAGGCTAGAGATGCTTATGACTTAGCAGCAAGTTATGAAGCTATGAGCAAGGCTGCTAAGTCTATGGCTTTAGCAGAAAACGCATCCCTTGTGGAAAGATCACGTGTAGGATATGTCGCTTTAAAGGAAGCTGTTGAAAAAGTAGGTAGTGAACAGGAAAAGCAAGCATTTAAAACTTTAGAACAAGTTGAAAGGATTAAAGCAGCAAAACTTGCTGCTAATGTTGACATTGAAAAATCTAATTCTGAAACTGTTGATGCTTTGTTAAAAAAGAACGGGTATGCTGTAGATAAAAACAAAGTTCAGTATGAAATGATGAAACAGTTTTTAACAGAATATATTTTAGCACAAAAAGAAGCTGCAGAAGAAGCTAAAAAAACAGATTTAAGCCCTTCTTATGACGCTATAAAGACAGGGTATGAAAGAGCTCTTTCATACCAAGGAAAGTTTGCACAAAGCAGGCTTGATGAGATTGAAAAAAGCAAGCAAAAAGAAGTTGAAGTTGAAGAAGCTTATGCTGTTAAAATACAGGAAGTCAATACTGAACTTGCAAGATTGAAAGTTGAAGCTGCAAAAGATGCTTCAGAAAAAGCTCAAAATAGTGAAAGGGTTGAAAAAGAAAAAAGAATAAAACTTGCAGAAGAAGTTGTTGAAGCTCAGAGGGAGTTAAATGAAGAAGAAAATGCGTTAAGGGAAGCAAGAATTAAAGCTATTGAAGCTTCTTATGAGAAGGAAATAGCGACCTTAGATGCTGCAGAGCAGGAAAAGTTAAATGAGCTTAAAAAAGCACGCCTTGAGAACTATGAGGATGTTGTTTCTTATAATAAAGACATAAACGATCTTGAATTAAGGATGTCAGAAGATCGTTTTGAAAAAGCTAAGAAATACTATGATAAGATTAAAAATTCTGAAAACAGCACAGTACAGGATGTAGAAGACGCTCATAAAGAACTTATTTCAGCAGAGTCTGAGTTTATAGACACAAAATTAAAGATGAAAGAAAATCAGTATGTGTCTGAAGAAGATATGGTGGAAAACACTTATAAAAGACGCATAAATCAGATTGAAACAAACCTTGCACTTGAAATTATTGCAGAAGAAGATGCAAGAAGGCAAAAAATGCAGGCTGAAGTTGATTATGCTCAAAAAATATTCAATTTACGTCAGAATCAATTTGATAGTGTTAAAAATGAGCACAGTGAAGACACAAAACAGTATCAGGATGCCCTAAACAAAAAAGTAGAAGCATATAGAATTTATATGCAGAAAATGGCAAAATTAAAAGGACTTGACACTCAAAGTACTGATGAGAACACTGACGCTAATAATGAAAACTCTGATGCTACTGATGAAAACTCTAAAAAGAAAAAGAAAAATTCTGAAGAGAATGAGGAGAATGCAAGAACTACTCGTAAAGTGACTACTTCTTTAGATGAGCTTTCTATGTCTTATGAGAAGTTTCAAAAGTATGCTAACACTAAAAAGTTAGAACAATTTTGGTACGCTATGAAAGGCATGTCTGATGGTTATAAAGCTATCATGTATGGCATTGAGGATGCTTACAATGCTGTAGGAAAAGCTGCGAATAGTTTAGGATTTAATGTTGATTATTCAAACAAGACGCTTGATGAAGCTAAAAGCATGCTTGAAAGTGCAGCTCCTGTTTGGCAGGATTTTGAAGAGGAACTTGCAAGTATCTCTGAAGAGCTTAAAAACACTTCTTCAGCTTCTTCTGATTTTTCTGCGAGTGCTGGTGAAGCTGAAATTTCTTTACAGGAATTAAGAAAAGAAGCTTCAGAAGTTTCAACAAAAGCAAGTGAACTTTACAATACTTCTTGGGTTAATGCTGATAGTATGAAAACAGCTACACAAGAAGTTATTGATCAATATAAAAAGATTCTTGAAGAAGGTAAAGAAAAGATTGCAAGTCTTAAAGAAGAATGGCAATCTTTAGCTGACAAGATTGAAAGTGTGAATGATCAGATTCTTCAAATTGAAGCAGATACTCAGAGTAAAATACGTGATTTAAAACGTAAGACAATGACTGAGGAAGAAGTTTGGTTAGATAAAAAAGCTGAGTATAATGAGAAAATAAAACAAGCTGAGCAAGCTCAGAGTCAAGGACAGTACAATCAGGCTGTCGCTTTGTTTAAAGAAGCACAAGATGTTGCTAAAGAACTTTCTACAGAGGTCAAAAATGACAGTGATCAAGTTGTGAAGTCTTTAGAAGAAACTACTCAAACTTCTATGGGTTTGATTGAATCTGCAGCTGATAAAATGAAAGGGGCTTTAAAGAATCAAAAAGACACTTTAGTTAATCAACAGCAAAGTGTTCGTGGTGAGATTGATCAAACTTCAAATTCATTAAGCAACCTTGCCAGTCAGATAAAAAGTATTAATAATTTTTCATTTAATACAAGTATAGGTGAGGATTACTATAAAAATTTCACTACAACCAACCCTTATCAAGACAGTATGACGAACAAATTTGCTGATGGTGGGCTTGCAAACGGACCATCGCATTCTCAAGGCGGTATTCCTATAGAAGTAGAAGGTGGTGAACATATACAACCTGTAAGTTCTGTACAGCATTATGGTAAAAAAGGTTTAGACTTCTTAGAAGGTTTTAGGCATAAAGTGTTTCCTAAGAACTTTTTTGAAAACCTACCTAAGCCAAGAATGTCCTTTTCACTTGGAGGAGCTGTTCCAAAAGTACCAGCACCTAAAATGTCTTTGCCTTCTTATGCTTCTGGTGGTAGTGTTAAAGAGAACGTGCAAACATACCAGTTTAAATTAGACTTGAACGGAAGTAATTACGGACCGTTCAGAGGTCAGAAAGATATGGTTGAAGGGATGTTAAATGAACTTAAAAAAGCACAGAGGTTAGCTTAAATGATACTTGACGGAATTTCTTTACCTAATGATTTTTATTGGGAAGATGAACTTACTTGGAATAAAGTAGTTTCAGAGACCTCTTATGGAAGCACAGGCAGTTTGTTTATTCAGCAGTCTGAAAAAAAGGACGGAAGATACATAACACTTACAGGGGACAATGACTCTTCATGCTATATAACAAGAGACAAACTGCTTCTTTTACAGGAAAAGAAAGACACTCTAGGTCTTGAGATGTTATTAGAATTGCCTGATGGAAGAACTTTTAATGTTGTTTTTAGGCATGCAGAAGACCCTCTTGAAGTTGTTGCTGTAAATAAAACTTTAAAAACAAATAATGATGATGTATACATATTAAAAAGTATAAAATTGATGGAGAAGACTAATGGCTGATATTTCAAAACAAGATATAAAACTGATGGCCTCTCAGGTACTTGCTGACACTGAGGACGGTGGCGGCCAGATGACAAGCAATGAAATTGTTTCCGGAAATGTGAACAATCTTTTCCCTGACATTTCAAGACTTGACAGAACTTATGGCAGAGTAAGTATGAGGAAAGCATACATAGCTGTAAGAACTGATAACAGGGCTACTTATTTCGGATCTCATGTTGCCCTTACTGAGCAGGCAGAAGATCCTCTTGTTAATACAACACTTTTTACTACTGAGGATTGGTTTGATCGCAGAGAATCCTGTCAGAAAAGAATAGAAGGCTACCTTGTTAAAGGTCCAATATATGCTTGCGCTTTGTGGGGAGATCATTATGAGGGCAGCAGATCTGTAACTGTTTTTACTGAAGAAGGCTGGCCTCTTCCTGAGAATGGGGAAGTGTTTGTTATTATAAAAACACGGGATTTAAATGGCGCCACAATTACAGCAGAAGAACAGTTCTTAAGAATTACAAAAATCGAAAGTGAAATAAGAGAATTTACAGATTCTAATGATGGCAAGTATAAAAAACAGATTATTACTTTAACATTTGGGAATAAAATAAAATTTGATTTAAAAGGTAGTTCTCCAACAAGAGCTTTTTCTTATGGGGATGATAGCACACGTGGGACAGTGTTTCATACAAGTGTGGCTGCAGATACTTCTAAGTACTACGGTGTTTCAAAGTTAGTAGAGCCTGCAGGAAATAGTGAGCTAAGTATCAGAGTTGATGAAATAAGAAAACCCCTGGTACCTTCAACTACAAGTCAGGCTGCTGTTACTGATTTTGGTGTGGGGACATTACGTGAAGCTGTTATTTCTTCTTCTGGTGACACTGAATCAAAAATTACAGTATCAAGGAGCCTGTCTGTAAGTTCAGGAAATAATACGCTTTTAACTGGTATGGGTATTAAGCACGGCTCTCTTGAATTGGATGTTTCATATGTGGGTTCTTTTACTGATAATGGTAAGGGAGACTTGTTAGATGAATCAAGTGCAGTTGCGGGGGTTGTTAATTACGCTTCAGGTGAGATAACTTTTCAGGCAAATTCTTCTACATCTTCATCTACGGCAGATATTACGTTTTATCCTGCAGCACCAACGCCTGCATTTACAGAATCAGGCAGTATCGCTATACAGGAGCAAAACAGAGGGTATACTTATGTTTTTAATTGCACCCCTTCCCCTGTAAGAGGAACAATAAAAATAGATTTTTTAAGTTCAGGTAAATGGTACTCTTTATATGATCAGGGTACAGGAGAATTAAAAGGGCTTGAGGATGGTGTTGGATCTGGTTCTGTTAATTTTGATACTGGTTCTGTAAGTATGACTTTAGGGGGTATGCCTGATATAGGTTCTATGATCCTGATATACTGGGGTACTCCTGTTTTTACAATGCCTTTGCGCACCCACCTTGAAAATTCTGAAGAGTTAACTAAGTATGATACTCTTAATCCTCCTGTGACTATTTCAGGGGAACTGCCTTCTTTACCTAAATACGGTACAGAAATAAATTTTACTTTTCCTGTTTCAGAAGGAAGTTATAGGGTATATGGTACGTATGATCAATATGTTCAACTTTCTTATGAATACATAACTTCTGACAGTACAGTTTATTCTGGTCCATGCGGCTACATTAAAGCTTCATGGTCGGGAGAATCTCCTAAAAATTATATTTTCACCCCCAAACTTCTTCCTGAATCAGTTTCTACATATAATATCTCTTTTACAGACAAAGAAGTTATTGAAGAAGCAATAAGCGTTTCGTATGCATCTTCTTTAACTATAGCATTAAATAATACAGGAAATTTAGCTCCTAACCATTTACGAGGCAATCTTACAGTTTTGCC